CGGCCCGCGCCGCCATCCGGGAGGCCGCCCGGCGCTCCAGGGTGAACGACCAGGCGGCGGAGGCCATCCGGGCCATGGGCGTGACCATCGAGGACACCGCCGGGGAGTTTGTGGGCGCCTCCAGCATGGAGGAACAGATCCGCGCCCTGTTCGCCCCTGGGGGCCTCCAGAACGGCGGCGGCACCGGGGAGGGGCAGGACCACGGCGACGGTGGAAACGCCGCCCAGGGTGGCCAGAACGCGCCGGGAGAGGGTGAAAACGGCCAGGGCGGCGGAGCGCCCGCCATGCTGACCGGCCACCTGGACGCGGCAAAGCTGGAGCGCATGAAAAAGGAGGACCTGCTGGACCTGGCGGCAAAGCTGGGCGTGGACGTTTCGGCGGCCAAGAACCAGCAAGAGCGGGCGCAGCTGATCGCGGCGGCGGAGGTACAGGCCCACGCCACTGACCCCGAAAACGGCGGGGGTGCCCTGTAATGGGCGCCCCCAGCTTTAAGGAGTGTATCGCGGCGGACGTGCCCAATGTCTTTTTGAACCGTTTGGAGTTTGCGGACACCCACACCGTCAACGGCAAAAAAATGGCGGTGCTGGTGGATGAAAACGAACTGCTGGAGCGGGACAAAGGGAAATTGGGCGTACAACAGACCGGCCTTTATAAATCCCGCCGCTTGATCTATGTGGCCCGGTCCGACTTTGGGCCGCGCCCGGCTATTGGGGCAGTTCTGACACTGGACCGCCAGCAATACAGGATCGTGGACTGCAAAGAGGAGGCCGGGATTTTTTCCATTGAATTGGGGGTGCCAAAATCGTGAGCGAACATCAAAATATTTTGCAGATCGACACAGACGCAGAACTGCAAAAAATTATTCGCCAGCTGGACAGCATACCAGATCAATTAAAAGCCCCCAGTGTGTTGGCGTCCGCACTGAACGCAACGGCCAATGAAATGAAGCGGACAATGGGAAAGAAAGCCCGGAAACGATACGCCATCACAGACGACAGGATCCTGAAAGAAAAAAAGCGGGGCGGTATGTTCCTGGAGCGGGCCACGGGGGGCACACTGGAGGCCGGCCTGTTATCCAAAGGGACTATGGTGGACGTTATGGCCTATATGACGCGCAGGAACACGAAAACAACGGCGGCCATGCTGAAAGTCCTGAACGAAAGCCAGTTGACGGCGCTGGAGGTTGATGGGCGAAAAGCGTTTGAAACCACGTTCAAAAGCGGACACACCGCTATTGTGCAACGTCGAGGCAAGGAACGCCTACCGGTAAAAAAACTGCTGGCCCCGGCGGTCCCGTTCCTCTATGGGAAAAGCTATGAGGAGGCGGAAATGGACTATTACGCCATCCTGCAAAAGCATATTCAGAGACAAGTGGAGCGGACACTGGAACGCAGGGCGGCATAAAAAAGCGGCCCCGGAGGGCCGCAAGTGCGGTTTAATTAGTCGCTGTAATTTTGCCGTCCTGCATAGCTGTAATTTGAATGTCAGCTATCCGGCTATCGCCAAGACTATTCACAAGGGCCTCCAAGGTTTCAATATCGGCAGCATTGTCTGTCAGCAAAGAAACAGAATAGCCGGGGCCATCCTCCATAAAGTCAACCGTACAGGAATAAAAACCGCCATATTGATTATCCAGTAGATTTTCAACACCGTCCTGAATTTCATACAGTTCTTCAAAAGAAACGTACTTATAGCCAATAGGAGTATCGTCTGCCCAGGTTTCCGGCATAACGGCACCAACTTTGTCCGAAAAAGTGGCGGTTTTAATGTCAATCATACCGTAATCAATTTGGACGAACCAAGCGCCGGGCGTGACGTGGAGACCGGAGCCATCATCAAGGACAATCCCAACCCAATTTAAGCCGCTACCGTCGCATTTGTTTTGACAAAATTCTGTAAGCTGTTCGCCGGTCACGGTGGCCATGTCGGTTTTTGAAATCTCGATATAGCCCCATTCCCCGATTTTTTCAGTGCCAAAACCATTCATTACATCGGCAATATGTAGTTCCGTCTCCATGAGCGGGTTTACAGCGGTAGGCGCGGGGGTATCAGGCGGCGTGGAGTTGTCCGGGGTGGAGGTATTCGGCGGTTGATCACTATTTCCCTTTTGATCTACGCTATTTCCGCCTAAATAGGAAATAGCGCCAAGGATAAGGACAACCGCCAGAATGATGGGCCACTTTTTCCGTTTGGGTTTTCCATTTTCGCTCTTTTTCATTTTCGTTTTCCTTTCTTCGCTGGATATACCAGCGATATGCTGATTATTTCCACAAAATGATTATAAGCGGCAAAAAGTCACAAGTCAAGAGGCCGCAGAAAGGATTGGGGATTTTATGACTGAATACAGCAATATTTACCGCAGCGAGGACGGAACTGAGGTGGAGATCAAGATGAAAACCGGGTGCAAGACCGCTAACGATATGCGGAAATCTTTAGGGTTTATGGCCCAATGTTCCCACCAATTCTATCTGGAGGCGGCGGAAAAGTTCAGGGAGGAAACCGGGACGTGACACAAGAATTTTTGCAGGACGCCGTGGTGGCGGACCTGGAACAGCTTTTCCAGGGGGAAACCCTGAAAAATTCCGCAGGTGAGGATCGGCGGATCCGGGTATACCCCCAGGACCTGCCGATCCGAGCGGGGGCGGACATTGAACCGGACCCGGAACCCGTGGAGGAGGACCCGGAGGAGGAACAGCTGGAGGACCAGCCCACGGCGGAAACCGAGCCGGAGGACGTGCCGGAGCCTTATGTGATCGTCCGGGTGCCTGGCGGGGAACTGCCGGCCCAGGACACCCGCCAGCAGGTGGAGGTCATTCTGGTGGTGTGCGTCTATGACCCGGATCCGGGACGCCAGGGTTTCCGGGACGCGCTCCACATCGTCAACACCATTATGACCCACTACGGCAAAAACGGCATAGTGGGCCGGCGGTATGAGGTGCAATACCCCGTAAAGTGGGTGACACAAGAGGAGGACACCCACCCCTATTATTTCGCCGGTGTGGCGCTGAACCTGGCCGCGCCGGCCATCTTCAAGGAGGTGCCAGAAACATGAGCAAAGACCCCAAAAAGACCGCCCAGGCCGCTGGCCCGGTGGTCTACTGCGGCCCCACCATCCCCGGCGTGGCCGTACAGTTCACGACCTACACCAACGGGGTGCCCACCGCGCTGGAGGAGGCCACAAAGGAAAACCCGGTCCTGGGCGGCCTGGTGGTCCCCCTGGAGCAGCTGCCGGAGGTCCGGCGCCAGTTCCACACCGGGGCCGGGCGCTATTACACCCTGTACCGCAAGGCCCAGGGGAACGGCTAAAGGAGGGAGAACAAAATGGCGTATTTTCACGGCGTATACAACAGCGAGATCGACACCAGCCTGACCGCCCCCATTCAGGGCAGCGCGGGCCTGCAGGTGATTTTCGGCACCGCCCCCATTCACCTGTCCAGAGATCCGGCGGCGGCGGTAAACAAGCCCATGCTGTGCTACTCTTTCGCGGAGTGCCAGCAGAATGTGGGGTATTCCGACAACTTCAAGGACTTTACCCTGTGCCAGAGCATTGACGCCTGTTTCCGCGTGTTCAATGTGGCGCCCATTATCCTGGTGAACGTGCTGGATCCCAGCAAGGCCAGCCACACCACCGTGAACGCGGCGGAGGACTGCCCCGTGGCGGACGGCCAGGTGGTTTATAAAAAGCCATATGTCTTGCTGGACACCCTGGAGGTCAAGAACGGGGACGCCGCCCTGGTGGCGGAGAGTGACTATATTGCCGCCCACGACAATGACGGCAACGTGTTGATCACCATTCTGTCCCAGGCGGCCAAGGAGGCCCACACGCTGTCCGTGGCGTCCAAGAGCCTGAACCCCGCCGGTGTGACCCGTGCGGACGTGGTGGGCGGCGTGGACGCCATGACAGGCCAGGAAACGGGCATGGAGTTGATCCGCCACATCTACCCAAAGCTGGGCATGGTGCCGGGCCTGCTGCTGGCCCCCGGCTGGAGCGGGGACGCGGTGGTGGCGGCGGCGCTCCAGGCGAAAACCGAGGCCATCAACGGCGTTTTCGTCTGCAACTGTCTGCTGGATATTCCCACGGACGGGGAGAACGGGGCCGCCGTCTACACGGACGCCAAGGTGGCCAAGGAGAAAATGGGGGCCAGTTCCAACCACGCCATGGCCCTGTGGCCCATGGTGGCGGTGGGGGATAAGATTTACCACTATTCCGCCATGTTCGGCGCCCTGACAGCCTACACGGACGCCACCAATGCGGACGTGCCCTATGAAAGCCCGTCCAATAAGGACCTGCGGATCACCGCCACGGTGCTGGCGGACGGCACCGAGGTGGTCCTGGACCAGCAGCAGGCCAACGATATGCTGAACGCCAACGGGATCACCACCGCCATCAATATGAACGGTTTCAAGTCCTGGGGGAACAAGACAGCGGCCTATCCCTCCACCACGGATCCCAAGGATATGTGGTTTTCTGTCCGGCGTTTCTTCGACTGGGACGGAAACAACTTTATCCGCACATATTTCCAGAAAGTGGACAAGCCGGGCAACAAGCGGCTGATCCGGTCCATCGTGGACAGCCAGAACATTGTGGGCAACGGATATGTGGCCCGCGACTACTGCGCCGGCTACCGGCTGGAGTTCCTGGAGAGCGAGAACCCGGCCACAAACCTGATCAACGGCCACCTGACCGTCCACACCCACATGGCCCCCTATATTCCGACGGAGTATTTGGAGAATATCCGGGAGTTCGACGTGGCGGCGCTGACGGCAGCCCTGACCGCGTAAACGGGAGGTAAACATGAAAACTATTCCGACCAAGATCAATAAATACAACGTATACAACCAGGGAAACCGCCTGCTGGGCACGGGGGATGAAGTCACCCTGCCCAGTTTCGAGGCGTCCAGCGAAACGGTGAGCGGCGCGGGCGTCCTGGGCGAGTTCGACGATCCCACCGTGGGCTACTTCTCCAACATGGAATTGGAAATCCCGTTCCGGGTGCTGGACCAGGAGGCCGTGGACATGCTGGACCAGACCAAGGCGGTCCAGCTGGAACTGCGGGGCGCGGAGCAGACCACCAACGCCAGCGGGGACATTGAGTTCCGGCCCATGCGCGTGGTGGTCCGTGGCCGTATGGTGGGGTTTGACCCCGGCAAGGTCAAGGCCGGCAACGGCATGGAAACCAGCGTGAAGCTGACGATCCTCTATATCCTGATCGAACTGGAGGACAAGCCCATGGTGGAACTGGACAAGATCAACGAGGTTTTCAAGATCCGGGGCGTGGACGTTCTGGCCAAGATCAAGGAAATGTGCTGACCCGCCGGCGGCGGATAAAAACGAAAAGGAGAAACCGACATGGAAAAGAACAAGCTGGAGACTGCCGCCACCGAGCGGGAGGAAATGGAGGCCCTGGAGGCGCGGGCCGAGGCCGAGGACGGAGAGGCCGCTGAGCCGGAGGATCTGGTGCTGCGGTTTGCCAAGCCGTACAAGTTCGGCGGGATGGAGTACACCGAGGTGGACCTGTCCGGCCTGGAGGACGTGACGGCGGGGGTGCTGGAGAACGTGGGCAAGATTGCGGCCAAGAAAAACCCCGGCATGAACCCGGCCTTGCAGGAAATGTCCCTGACGTTCTGCACCTGCCTGGCCCAGCGGGTGGCCAAGCTTCCCCTGGAGTTCTTCGAGAAACTGCCGGCCAGGGAGGCCATCAAGCTGAAAACCATGGTAACGGGTTTTTTGTACGGCGGGGATGGGGAGGACTAACCCCGGAGGCGATCCGCAAGGGCTGTGTGGCCCTGTCCCTACAGTTACATAGCAGCCAGGAGTTTTTCCTATCCCTGCAGGTGGACGACCTGAACGAATATGCGGAAACG